CGACGTGATGCCGCCGACGCCCGACTTGACCGTGGCGATCAGCGCGTTCGTTGTGCTCTCGAGATCCGACCCGCCGACCGCCGCGCCCTGCGCCGCCGTCTTCAGCACGTCGAGCGCCTGCGCGCCCCGGATGCCGGCCGACTCGATGTGGTAGAGGCCGGTGGCGAGGATGTCCGGCGTTGACCCGACCGAGCCCGCCATCGCGAGCACGGCCTTGCTCATGGACTGGACTTCCTGCGTCGACGCCCCCGCCTGCGTCTGGATGAGTTCCATCGCGGCCTGGAATGAGGACGCCGACTTCGTGGCAGACACGGCAATACCAGCGACGGCCGTCCCCGCCACGAGGCCGTATTCGGCAACCTTCACCGCGGCAGTCGCCAGCCCCGCGCCGATGGTCTTCATGCCACCGGCGACCGAGGCGGTCTTGGTGTTCAGGCTACCGAGCTGGTTCTCGGCGCTCTTCAGCGGCCCGCTGAACTCGTCCTTCAGCTTCAGGAGGATGGCGAGTTCGGCCGTGTTCCCGAGGAGGCTCATCGGCCGACTCCCGCCATTGATGCGGCGGCGAGAGCATCTTCCTGCGCCCTCGCCATCCGCGCGTTGTTGCGCAGGACGGAGCCGACCTTTTCCTCACTCGCGAGGAGCAGGGAGAGGACGGCTTCGTCCCACGTCATGGGGCCGGGACCTCGGACGGCTTCCCACCCGTGCCGTTCAGCGAGGATGGTGCGGAGGGCGTCGGGAGCGTGCGCCCAGAGGGTGGGGTGGGAGGCGTCGAGTCGGCCGTCTGCCCAGTTGGCGAGGACTTCCGCAGTTGGTCCCTCGCTGACGCTAAAGGGTAGAAGATCGCCTCGCCGTAGAGTTCGTCGGCCTTCTGCGCGACCGTGAAGCCGCCCTCCCACAGCGGCAGGTACTTCTCGATCAGGTCTTCGGCCTTGTCGGGGTCCCAGCGGACGGGCCGCGGATCGGAGTCGGGTGACTCGCGGTCCACGAACGTCCAGCCGGTGATCCCGAAGTGGAGGTAGACGTTGGCGAGTCGCCCCTCGAGGTCGGCCGCGTCCGTCGCATTTCGGACGACGTGCCATGCGGCGATCCCCATCGGGATCGTCATCTTCGGGGCGAGGTAGACGGTATCCCCGTCGGCGTGCGGCGCGCCAGGACACCGGCAGGCGCCGACGGGGACCGCGATGGGTTCGGACATCAGAGGCTCGTCAGGGTGTCGACCACGACGACGTTGAACGGGTAGTTGAGCGTCTGGTCGAGCCAGCCCTGACACACGAGCTGCGCCGTCGTGTTCGAGGTCCCGAAGGTGCCCTCGGTGCGGGTGAACCAAAAGCCGCTGTACCGGATGACCTGCGAGTAGTTGATGCCGGCCTGTGCAGCCTGCACGCTGTTGGTGCGGATCGAGGCGAACCGCTCCTGCGGGTTGGCGTTCAGCCATTTGGCGACCTCGGCCAGCGCCGGGGTGCTCTTGGCGAAGTTGTACGTGACCGTGAAGGTGCGGGCGCCGCGACCGTAGCCCGCCGCCTGGAAGCGCGAGTTGCTGCCGTTCTGGAACCGCTTGACATCGATGTTGTTGTTCACGACCAGCGTCACGTCGTGGACAGAGTTCGTGAGCTGCGTCGTGTCGATCGCGCCCGCCGCGTCATTGAAGTAGTACGAGGAGTCCGCGGCGTAGGCCCACGTCGGAGCCGGGTCGACCTGGAGGCCGCCCGTGCGCGCCTGCGGGTAGACGACGGACGCGAAGCGCCAGTCGGCCGCGACCTGGATCGGGCCGAGATCCTGCGGGTAGGTCAGGGTGAGCTGATTGATGATCCCGTCGGCGTACTGGAACTGGTCCGCCGTGTCATCGCCCCACTCGCCGGTGAAGATCTCGAAGATGTCCTGCGAGGTCGAGGCGGGAGAGTACGTCCACGTCTTGGCGGTGCCGCCGCCGGTCGGCGCGATGCCGCCCATCACGGTTGCCGCCCACAGGTGCGGCGCGTCATTGAAGGCGAGAGACCCCGTTGCGGTGCCGGTCACGTCAACCGCCATGCGGTAGGGCGGCAGCGCATTGTCGAGCGTGCCGGTGTCGGACGTTGGAAACGTCCAGTGCGGGTCGACAGTCGGCGCGAAGGTCAGCCCCACGCGCCGGGTGCAGGGGACAGCCGTTCCGAAGACAGTCTCCTTGCCAAGTTGGAACGCCCGGAGCCTTACGTTGCCGGGCAGTGCCGCGACGGTCATGCGAGTTCTCCTCTCACGGGACTACTGCCAGCGACGTATCGCGGCCTTCAAGGGGATTGAACGTGAACTCCAGGCGCACGTCGGTCATGCGCGTGCTGCCCTGGACTAGCTCGGTCGGCCCATCCATGAGCCCTGTCTGCTGCAGGACGCCGTAGTACGGGCCGGTCGTGGTGTTGACGAGGATGTGGTAGTTGGCGGTGAACCACTCGCGCATGAAGTCCGCGAAGGTGTTGCACCGCGTGTTCGTCTCCTCGGGGTCGACGATGAAGTCGACGTATCCGAGGGACCCCGTGAACACCGTCGAGCGCAACCCGGCGTCATGCGTGATCGCCTCGCTGATCGGTCCCTGGTAGACGAACGCCGCCTCACCGTTGAGCGACGCGGGCAGCTCGGACCAGTAGCGCCGCACGACGGTCGGATTGGCCGTGATGAAGGCGCCGAGGATCGCCGAGAGCGCGTCATTGAGCGCCTGCCGGCTCGGGCTGTAGTTGGCGGGGGTGTTGACGGGGAAGGTCATTTCAGCCTGCCTTGTTCCATGCAAGCACTACGCGATCGAGCAGGCCCGCCGACTTGATGGCCTTCTCGGCGCCCGGCTCTAGGAACGGCTCGGCTTTCATGCCCTTGGTTGATCGCGCAAACACGGCGCCCGCAGCCGCCCCGGCCTTGCCTGATCGCACACTGCCGGACAGGCGGAACGCCGACGCCGGGCCTGCCATCCAGCGCATCGCCTTCTTGGCGGTAGGCGTGATCTTGTGGTGCAGCGGTCCGAAAAGACCTGTGCCGTACTCCACGAACGCAGCGTAGTTCGCCGACGCCACGACCTTCGCCGAGGTATCGGTCACGTCGGTAACGTGGACGGTCCGGCGCAGGTTGCCCGTCTTGTGTGGCGCAAGGTTGCCAGCCTCATTCACGACAGCGTGCCCGAGCGTGGTCATGATGTCCTTGCCGAGCATCGGACCCTTGATCGCGGCGATGCGACGCTGGAGGCTTTCGTATCCCTGGAGCATTTCAGCCATGTGCGATCAGCCTCCCCATGTGCTCAAGGAAGGCCGGGACGAAGCACGGGAAACACAGCGCCCGGAACTCGCCCGTGAGCGGCATCGGGACGTGGGCGACGTGGGCGCGGTTGCGCCCGCAGCGGCTACATCGGCTCACATCGACACCGCCTGATCCCCGCCGAGCTTCCAGTCGGCGATGAAGTCCACGACCTCCGAAGGGAGCCGGGAGTAGTTGAGGATGCCGCCAGCGGGGGTGATCGCCACGTCCGCGAGGATCGATCGCGGGCGCAGCGTGTAGAAGCCCGCCAGCACCTTGACGACGTGGAGCAGGTTGTCTGGCTCCGATCCCGTTGCGTAGCCGCCGTCGCCGACGATCACGAGGTCGTCCGGCATCGAGGTCCAGGCGTAGCCGCCGCCCCAGTTGCCGGGGTAGAACGGCGAGTCGATCGCCTTGTCCCACCAGTTGCGATCTGCCAGCCACCACGGGCGGTCGCTGTCTGCCCTCCACGCGCGGAACTGGAGCGCCACGTAGATGCCCGAGTTGAGCAGGTCCGGCACGGCCCAGCATGACGCCGAGCCGCCCGCCTGGAAACCGACCGTGAGCGCCGAGCCGCCCCATGTCACCGACGTAAAGTTGCGGAAGCCGGGGATGGCGACCTGTGCGCGGAGCATCGTGGCGCCCGGGATGACCCACGTCGTGGCGGGGAGATCGTGGAGGAAGCGCCCCGTCCTGTGCTCGAGGAAGTCGAGCGCCGAGCGGATATTGGAGCCGATCGTGGCGTCGCTGTACGACGACTGCGACCCCGGCGAGTTGAGGTCGAGGTAGTCGCGCACGGTCTGCGCGCTGATGATGAGCGGCGTGGTCATGCTGCGACCTCCACGGGAAGAGCGGCCGAGATCAGGTCGCGGAAGGCGATAGCCGCGGCAGGCCATGAGAAGTTGGCTGCGACGTGCCCGGGCCCCTTGGCGCCGAGCACCGTGCGCAGCACCGCGTCATTGACGAGCGACTCGACGGCGGCGCCGAACTTGCCCTCGTCGGCCCAGCCCCAGAAGTGCGAGTACACGTTGTCGACGCGGGTGACGATCGGGACCGTGATACCAGCCGGGCCGATCACCTCGGGAACCGCGCTGTACCTGATCCCAACGGCCGGGATGCCACACGCAAGCGCCTCCGCGATGCACAGGCCGAAGCCCTCCGACGAGTTGGACACGTAGATGTCGGCCGCGTTGTATAGCGCGTTCAGCAGGGGACGGGGGAGCCCGCCGTTCTGGTCGTGGAAGCCGGTCGAGAAGAGCTGCCGCGCGAGGCGCCCGTACTTGCTAACCTCGTCAGAGAGGTCGCCGCCCTGGTCGAGCGTCGCGCAGTGCCACACGAGGTCGACGTTCGGATGCCGCGCGAGCACCGGAGCCAGCGAGCGGAAGAGCGCGGGGTACATCTTCCGCGGCATATGGCGGTCGGTGCGCAGAAGCGTGATCCGGTGCGGGTCGATCCCAAAGAGCTTCTTGCAGTCGGCCTTGGAGTGCAGCTTGCGCTGTCCCTCGGAGGTCGGAACGTAGATCGGGCGCGCGGGGCTCACTGTCCAGAAGTCATCGGTGTTCACGCCGTGGTAGACCACGGGCGGGCGGGTCGGCATGATGCGCGCGATCTCGTCCGCCCCGAAGCGGGACATGGCGACGGGGCGCAGGTTGCGCCACACGTTGGCCCACGCCGGCGGGAGGCCGTCGCCCTCGATCGGCACGTAGTGGAAGATCGGGAAGCCTTCGGGAACGAACCCGGCGATCGGGCTCATCTTCACCGAGGCCACGTCACCGAGGACGATCCCCGCATCCGGCGTCCAGCCATCCTCGAAGAGCGCACCCGTGAACATGCCCTCCAGGCGCGCGACTGTGCGGGCTGCGATCTCCGGGTCGGCGTGATCCGCGAGCCAGCCGTTCGGGTTGTCGAGGATCGCCGTGCGGCCATTGAACGGCTCGGGCAGGTCTCCCTTCGGCTGCTCATTGAGCGATAGGAAGCGCACGTCCTCCCCGAGCGCGAGCAGGCCAGAGCCGAGGTCGCGCGTCACCGTGCCGAAGCCGGTCCCGGCGCTGTCGCCAAGGAAAAGGATGCGGCTCATGCGTGCAGCCTGTCCCATCGCGCCCGGTCGGCCTCGATGATCGGCCCCCAGTGCCCCATGTCGCGCGACGTGCTGCCCATCGGCGCATGACGCACCGGAACCCCCGTGAGCCGCCCCACGGCCATCCCTGCGCCCCGGACTGCCTCCTCGAAGGCGTCGTCGCCGTACCAGAGCCCCCATTTCTCATCGAACGGGACGCCGAGGTCGGTGCGGAACATGAAGCAGAAGCCGGTCATCCCGCCAGCGCCCCATGAACCCGTCGTGCGAACGACCGGACCGACCGCGTATCCGTCGCACCAGCAGGCGTTCACGTCGGGGTAGACGACGCCGAGCGTTTCGTCTTCCATGAGCGCGCCCGCGAGGAACGGCAGCGTGCGCGACTTGAGCGCCACGTCGTCATTGAGCACGGCTATGAAGTCGGCCTCGGCGAAGTGCGCCTGCCGCACGCCCGCGTTCCACATCCGATAGAGCCGATGCCCGTAGGCCTCCGAGTCGAGCACGATCGGCAGCACGCCATCGCCCTCGAGGACGCGCAGGAGCTCCGCCAGTTCTGGCGGGCGGTAGCGCGTCGCGATCACGGCGGCGATCATCGGCGCGTCCCGTGAATGAAGATGCCCGGCGCCTGCGGGTCCGGCATCGACTCGGTGAGCACGCAACCTGCGAGCGCCACGAGTGTCGCATCGGTGGACGGCATAAAACGCCAGTAATCCGACGGGAACTCATGCAGTTGGAAGCCGTTGCCGCGCGTCGTCAGCAGGAGATGGCCGCCGGGCCGGAGCACGCGACCTATCTCGGCCAGCGTCAGCCAGAACGCCTCGTCATGCTCAAGGACTTCCGTGCAGACCACGACATCGAAGCGGCGCGCCGCGAACTTCAGATCATGCCCGTCCATCACCTGATCGACGCCCGGACCGTCGCGCATGTCCACGCCGATGTACGGCCCGCTGAACAGGCCACGCACGCTGCCGTTCTCATCGAGAGCCCCAACCTCGAGCACGTCCAGCGCGGCGAGTTGATACGTCGCGACGATGCCGGTGACCCAGGAGCGCACGGAGTCATGCACTGGGCCACTCCAGCGTGAGCTTGAGTTCTGCCGCGACTGCGACCGAAGCATGGCCGGCGTTCGCATATCCCTCATGCGGCGCGTCGACCATCGAGCCATCGCGCTCGACACGGTGCGTATCACCCGACACGAAGGCGTCGTGACCGATCATTACGACCAGGGTGCAACCCATGAGAGCGGCGATCCTGACGGCAACCGGCGCGCTCATCGTGTACCACGGGATGCCGAAGTCGGACTCGCAACCGAAGATGTAGCGCGGCGCGTAGTCAGGGAAGCAGCCCCAGCTCCCGGCCTGACTGACGAGCAGCGTCTCGGGTGCCATCGGCTCTGCCAGCGGACTGCCATCCACGCACGGAGGCCCGCTGCACGGACGCTGATCGCCGAGGAAGATGAAGCGCGGGCCGCTCTCCAGGGCGAGCGCGACACATCCGTCCTTCTGCATGGAATAGATCGGGTTGGGGAGGTTCAGCGCCCGGACGTGGACGAGTGCGAGGTTCAGTGCGATAACTGGCCCGGGGCCGATCATCTCGGCCCGGAGATCGAGCAGCGATCGGCCGCGGCCGATGACGTAGGCCGTCTCGCCGGTATGGACATCGCGAAGCTCGGCGATCGGCTTGGTCATACCGT